TCAATCACCAAATATAAATTTAATGCCCAGTCCCAGAACAACAAAGGGCTTAAGAGCATTAACAATCATTCCGGGAACACACACGCGATCGAAATTCAAACCGCTATTAATCTGAAAACAGCCGTCGCCAATGTTGTCAAGATAAGCTTGCTCACTAGGCGTCGGGTTGACAATATCAATCGGAAATTTCTGTTTCAATTGAAAAGATAGCGGCACGGGAGCGGGACAACTCAAACCAGATGCGATTGCGCCTCCGGCCTGGACAAAAATTAGAGCGGCTAAAACAGACAAGCCTAAAAGAGCTTTGGCATTCTGAAGCATGGCACGATGCCGAGGTTTCATCCGTAATCGGCCAGCAGCCAAAACCGATCGCATAAACTTGTCGAAACCCTCAGAGCCGAGAAACTCCTCAACCATCGCGAAAGTTGCGGAGTGTTTCTGGATATATGCGATCGATTTCTCAATGTCGAGATGAAGCGACGAAGCGGGAACAGCCACAGAACCCGATTTGTACTTACGGAAAAAATCTATAGACTCGTCCGAGCGAGTAAATGATATTTGACCTAAAGCGATATCGTTCAAATACTCAGGAAGACGAGACAACGAGCAAAGAGGAATCTGCTGCATTATCCAATTCGCGCGCCCCCTCTTAAATTCAACTTCAAGACGATCAAAGTCTACTCCATCAATACATTTATCGTAAATTCTGACAAACCTTTCAGATTCACGCGAGCCTAGATAAACAGTAGTTCCTAAACCTTTATTATTAAGGTTAGATATGCGGCGCACAGACCGATACCCAAAAAGCAAATTAGCATCGACGAAATACTCCCAGCGTCGTTGAGACAAACGCGGAAAATCAGGAACAAGAGGAAAGTCAAGAGCAATATCAATTCTATTGCCGACAAAGTCAACTTCATTTTGACAAGTAGCTAAAAGAGCCATTAATTTATTAAAATCAACAGCGGCAAGCGTAGCACCATTAAGGTCTACAAAATGATGATAAATTCCATCGGTACAGGGGCCAGAATCAGGCTCTCTAACACCAATTAAAGAATTTTGAAATTCATAAACACGATGCCAGACTTTATTTAAAGCTAAAACATTAGTCTCGCGAATATCGTGTAAATGAGCCTGACTGTACTTTTCAAAGGGCAAACCCAAAAGTTTAGTAATAGTGCGTACCATATCAATATGACTGGAAACCTGAAATCGTAGCCAGTCAATCCTAATATTACGAGGTAAATATTCCATTATTTAATCCATCGGAAAGGCAAAAAAAACGAACCAAAACAGGAAAGGAAAAACACAAACGGATGACGTAAGACAAAAATATTTGTAACCAACAAAGCCAAGAGAAAAATAATAGCACCCAAAAAACCTCTAAAAAAATTCTTGTAGGCGCGCTTATTTACAGAACTCATAGAAGACCAAGTTAAAAACTCATTCGTGATGCGGTCATCTAACCGCTTAAGACCTGGATAAGTAGCAGCAGGCAACCAATCCCAGAAAAAACGCATCTGTTTTTGGAAGGGATGCGGAGGGTTTAAGGGTATTTCGCCACTAAGTTTCCAAGCAATAAAAATCTGAGATTGCGAAGCTTCAGCAACTCGTTTTTTACGAAATCTATCATTTTTATAATGCTCGGTAAGAACAGCTTCAACCTCTGAGAAACTTCTACCCCTAGACAACAATTCATCTAAGCCAATCTCATCAGAAGTAGAACCATCTACAACATAGGGTCTATATACAAAGCTGCCCTCTTGAATAGCAAAAGCCTGGTCTTGTTCTTCAAGTAATCCAAAACTATCATATACTCGAAAAGTTTGAGCATCAAAAGCGCTAATGACACCTTTCCAATGTTTAGTAGCTAACACCCAAGCCTTAATAGGGTTCTTTCGCACTTTAGGGTCGCGAAACCAAACTTCAAATTCTGACGGCATGAACAAATGCACGTCCTTAAACAACAATCGATCGTTCTTCAATTTCTCATCCCAAACGGCTATTCCTTCGGCATACAAAACCTCAGAACAGATTTGGTGAATGGAAGAGTGCACCTGACTGGGATACTGAGCAGCGTAAACAATGTGTTGACAACGTTTACGGTTGTTTGCTACGGCATTATGCGCTTCGGGTGGAAGCGTCCAGCTTTGGCAACTGGGAGCGTACAAACCCATCTCATCGAGCAAAATGACAGCATCCTTTATCTGCAAAAACTGTGCAAAGTTTTTATTAGCAGACACGTAATAAACGATGCCTTTGGGTATATTATCCCACAACCATTTTAAACCCGTTATCTTACAGTAGTATGCAAGTTCAAGAGGGTCTAAAGAAAAATTCGTGACTATCTTTAAGTGATATTTATTGGCGATTCGCAGACCGTGCTGCAACATCAAAAGACTTTTACCACGACCGGGCAAACCATAGATAGCGGTGAAAGGCATAAACTACTCCTAAAACTAATAAAGCGATCGCGTGTATTTTGCGATCGCCTTAAATCAGTCACGCTCAGAAAACGTTAAACACGGCTCAAAACCATGTTGAGAATTCTGAGGACAAGCATAAATCCCATTGGGGCGAGAGCCACCCCAAAACCTGCAAGAGCGATCCCATCGACCGCTTTGATCATATCGATTGCGTTTTTGACGCCAGCAGCAATAGATGCAGCAGCAGCATCAGCAGCATTACCACCAGCACCGCCAGTTGCAGCAAAAGCAGAACCACCACTAACAACAGCACCACCAACGCCTAGGGCAGCACCAGAAACAGCAACACGGGAAACAACAAATTGATGACGGTAAAAAAGCTCGTTAAGTCGCTTAATGTCATCAGGAGTGACAGTGTGAAACTGTTGGTCATCAACTGCCGATGTTGAATCATCAAAAGGTAATTCACGTTCGAGTAGTTGTACTTGAGTCATAAATGAAAAATGGGAATAATACAAGTGTGAGCAACGAGGATTTTGAGATACAACACCGCAACCCCGAGAAGTAAGCCGATTATCATTTGAACTAAAAATAAAAAATTAGTATCAATAACCTTATCAGGCAAACTGCGGTATCTTTCAGCAGTATTAACTACTGCTTCAGCAAAGCGTTTAAGTCGTTTGTTCATCAGTCAAGAAACCTTTTGGCAAGAACAATAAAAGCGTGTATCGAAGTTGCCGATAGTGCGACCCGCATTCCCCAATCCATCGCATACTGAATAACAACTTTCACATCCTGATTGATGAAATTCATCGCTTCAGTAGCACCAGGGACAGATATTAAATGCAGAGAAATCAAAGCAGTCCACATAACTAAAACCTCCTAATTGCTATGCCAAAGGCAGTAGCAACAGCGAGACCGGCAAAATGGTCTTTAATGAAGTCCTCGGTTGATTCCTTCATATCCGCTGCAAACGCTTCAGGCGTTCCAAGAACTTGAGCCATTCTCGCAACAGCTTGCTCTCCAGTGATGCGATCGCCAGCTAAGACAGGGCTGTTAATATTGACCAAAAACCAAATACAACAACACTGAATAACAAGAAGTGTGGCCACACTGCCAGAATTACAACCATTAAGTCCATTGTTCATAGACCCTCAAACTAATAAAACATCCTGACTATTCTCAGTATTAGAGCCAAGCAAAAAAATTGAGTCAGGAGAACGAACAAATTTGCCCAAATGAAATCGACAATTATCAAAATTAAATCGTCATTGGTCAGAGGCAGGGGAGTCGCTAGAAACATTGTGTTGCTGCTCAATTTGGGTAACTTGCATAGATTCCCAATCCCTTAAAGTTTGCTTAAATAAAGCAAAAATATCATTGCAAACCTCAGTAGGAGAAACACCAAAACTTTTAAGGTGGCAATCGGAATAAGGATTAGCTTTCTCACCCTTATTGCTGACTGCCGCAGGCAACATTGCCAACGAGAAAAAGTAAAACTGACGCTCGACAAGCTTGCGAATATCGAGATTGTTGGGAAAGGTCGCTTTTAGGTTGTAGGGGTTGCTAGTAGCCATAATCATCTCCAAGGGAGATTCGATCGCGCTAGCACCCGTAAACTTTCTAATTGGCTGAGAACCGACAGGAAGATAAGGGAGGAAGAAGAAAACCTTAATAGAGCCGTTAGCAGTAACCTCGGAACCAAGATAAAAACCCCAGGAAATATAAAGCGGATGACCAGCTACTTTGGTAGCCTGAAAGCCAGCGATATTAGTCGCCTGCTGAGGGGTGCTGAGACGATCGAGAGCATCAAAAAGGCGCTCAACGCCGACATTATTAGCAACAGCCATTATTATCGCGACCTCCTCTGATAACGCTCCCAAAACTTCTCAAACCAGGTGCCTGAGTCAGCAGTAGAAGCCGGAGAGGGTTTTGT